CGCCGCACTTCTGGCAGACCGGAAGATCCGCCGGGGTTGAATATGTGAATTCATGGACAAGACCGTTCACGAACCGAATTGACCGGACGCGGCCTTCCAGAATTTCGATCCGGTCGATTACCTGATCGACAAAATCCTTCAGGATTTCGTTGTCCAGGTCAAGGGCCATCTGGATATAATCGACGTGTTTCTTCGAAACGATCCTTTGAGCGACCAGGAACGCCGACGCCTTCCTGATGAATTCCAGGTCGGCCAGATCGTCCTTGTCGCCCGTGGCCTGGCTGGCTTCGATCTGTTTTTCATATCCGGCGATCTTATTCACAAGATCCCTTTTCTTCTTTGCGAATTCTTCTTTCGTCATGGAATCGGGATCGTAAAGATAAAGATCCGTCAACCGGTCTATCGCGGTCTTACACTTATCAAGTTCGCGTTTCAGAATGGAAAGTTGTTCGGCCGCCGTGTAATCGTCGTCACCGTTTGAAAGGTCGATGTCCGGCAGATACGCGCCTTTTCCGACTTCCTGGAAGGCCAGGGCGTCGAACGTCCGGCGAAGGCTTTCTTTACTGACCTTCATATTTTCGAATTCTGGCCCCTTCAAAAGTTCCTTTTCCAACTGTTTCAGGGTTTTAATGTTCTTAAAATTCTTCTGGATCCGCGCCAGGTTCGCCACATAGTTAAAGATAAACGGGCCGATATAGCTTTCGTTCACTGTCTTTGAGTTGTCACAATCCATCATTCGCGACCGCTGGGCGCAACGGTACATTGACGGCCGCCAGCCGTTCGCCCTTGCTCTATCCTTCGACGCGATCATATTCGCGCCGCACTTGCCGCACACCAGCCGGCCGGAAAAGGTGTGAACGTACTTCCTGGCCCGAAGGTCGGACGTGTCGCGGCTGGTTCCGTTTTCATCCATGATCGCGTTGCAACGGTCGAACTGTTCCTTCGCAATAATGGCCGGGTGATTATTTTCCCGGACGATCCATTCGCTTTCCGGCTTCAATGGGCCGCGACCGGACTCACGCAAATTATACCGATACGTCCCGATATAAAACGGGTTTCGGATAATATCACGGATCAGCTTCGAAGTCCACTGGCCGCCACGCTTCGACGCGATCTGATTGTGGTTCAGATACCGGGCGATCTTCGTTGTGGAACGAACCCGTTCGTATTCGTCGAAAATAAACTGGACGATCTTCGTTTCTTCTGGATCCGGTTCCGGGAATTTGATTTCCGGGTTCCAGCGATAGCCGACCGGCATACGCGCACCATTCCACAAGCCCTGTTCCGCACGATCCAGCATGATTCCGGTTACACGTTCGGAAGTCATGTTCCGTTCAAGTTCGGCGAAAATCAGAATAATTTTCAGCATAGCTTCGCCGATGGCGGTCGAAGTGTCGAACTGTTCGTTCATCGAAATAAATGTGACCTTGTGGTCTTTTAATTCCTGGTACATCGCCGCGAAGTCCAGAAGATTTCGGGATACACGATCCACCTTCCAGACGATCAGGTGGGAGAATTCCCCGTCCCTGACACGCGACATCATTTCTTGAAAATGCGGCCGATCGGTATTCTTCGCCGAATAGCCGTCGTCTTCAAAAATCACAAAATCTTCAATTCCTAAAAATTTACAGTATTCCTTTAACTTTTTACGCTGAAAAGGAAGACTGTCTTTATCAACCTGATACCTGGTCGAGACGCGGACGTACAGAGCCGCTTTCTTTTTCGACCAGAATTTCAGAATCTTTTTCTTATTCCTGACATAAGCCATGAAAAGCCCCTTTCCCCAGGAACCGAAAAAAGGGGTATAAAAAAGAAAGCCGATTGCATTTCCTGGCCTTCTCTGCTATAATATAGGGTGCTTATTTCCAATATCAGAAGACCTTTTTCGGTTGCCTGGTATTAAAGCCGGTCAGTGATTGCAGTCGTTGACCGGCTGTTTTTTATTTTATTGTAAAACTACTGAATCAGCCCTTTAATTAAGGCCAACTTGTAAATGTGCTTACAAGGTAAGTGATCGGCTTTGAACGTGCTACACTGGCACATTCCCAGGCCACACCAGACGTCTTCCTGGTCGTCCGGCGCCTTCATCCTGGCGAAACACTTCTTTTCACTTTCAAAGTGAACGGAAATGTCTTCTTCTTTTGCCTGGCGAAGTTTTTCTTTTTGGCCCGGCCGCTGGTGGACTTCATCGGCCCACCGGCGAAACGGCGCTTCGTCGCGTTCTTTTCTCTTTTGCCATTTCAAGTATATATGGATCTTCCAGGCCCACACGGCCAGGAAGGCGATCACACCGCCGACGGCGATCTTTACGATCATTCAGTCACCCCTTCCATAACTTACCGCTATACCTTCGTTTCCGTTAAACTTATAATGACTTAGCCCGGCCTTTTCAGGAAAAGGGGTGGTGCTAATGAAGAAAATTAAATACATAGAGTACAAGAGTCGTCGCGTCTACGCGATATATTACGCAAGTTGTCAAGCAATGTATTATAATTTAAGGTTCAACGGAAGGACGAAGATATACTTGTTGATCTGGTAGCTTTTTAAGTAAAGGCCGGGTGGTTTTACACCTAGCCCGTTTCTTTGTTCCGTTCTGGTTCGACCGGCGGAAATTCCTTTTCCAAGTCTTCCGGCGTCTTCGGCACATCGCCGAACAAGTCTTCGTCCATTACTCCGGTTTCTACCACATTATAAAAGAAATCTCTTACCGTCTGGCGTTGTTCGGCGTCTAATTTCAAATACTGGTAAACCAGATTATAACTGAAATCATCAAGCCCGAATTCCTTTTTTAATTGTTCCATTGTAGAAGAAGGCGTTTCAATAAACATTTTCCCTTCCCCAGTCCGAAGCCATTCTTCCGATACACTGAATGTATTACATATATCAAGTATCGTTCTATCAGAAGGATTTCTTTTACCTACTTCGATTAAAGAAATAGAATTCCTTTTCAGATTAAGCATTTCGGCAAAATCCGCTTGACTCAATCCTTTAGCTTCACGAACTTCTTTGATTCGTGTGTTCACTTTATCACTTCCTTTCTGACATCAATATAATACATAAATGCTTACTTGTCAACAAGGAAAGTTTTATTTTTATGCAAAAAGGTGTTGACAAGTAAGCAATATGGTGTTATTGTATGATTACAAGTTAGCAATGACTTGCAAACAAAAAGGCGCCGCCCGGTGACACGGACGACGCGCTGAATGAAGAAGGGTTTTCTGATTACTTGAACCCATAGAAATAAGTGCAACCGCACTTTTCGCATGGCTTCAGATAACCGAAGCGGCTATCTTCTGAAACTGGTTTTACATTCTGAACGTGTTCGTTGCACTTGTCACAGATGTAATCGCCAGGCTTCACTTCAAGAAAACCTTCTTCTTTCGGAATGACGTAAATCATTTCGAAGCCCCCTTTCCTATGAACTAGATCGGGGCCGGGTGGGCTGGCCCTGATAGGTTCATTATAAAGGGGGAAGACTTCGAAAATCAATCAGAAAGGGGGCCGTATTTATGGCAAACACCACCACAGACAAAAACGTCACGATGGTTCGCAAGGAAGACAAGAACTTCATTCGTTCCATGATGTCACTTCCCCAGGATAAGAAAATTCTGATCCAGGGAATTCTGATCGGCCTGGAACTGCAAGAGAAACAGACCGCAACGGCGGCCAGATAAGGCCGCCAGCACTTCGACATATAGCCAGGAAGCCGACTGCAATCGGCGGCTGATGTTGGAAATAAGCGAAAGGAAAATTGAATATGGATAACTTTAGAATCTATGACACAATGTTCCGATTCAATAACGAAACCGAACGACCTTCGGGCGGATGGCGACGGAACCAGAAATTCGTTCACGACGCGTATTTTTGGAAAATTCTTAATATGCTGAAAGACGAAGGGTTCGACGTACACCACGACGAAAGCGTTTCGAAGATAATTCGAAGGAATTACATCGAAGGAAAACGAAGGGACTTAAAATTCAAGGCCCAGCGGTTCCCGGCCGGATTTGAAATTGTTTTCTATCAGGACATTGTCCACGAAAACCCACACGGCGGTTTTTATGATTTTGATAAACGGCGAAAAATGCCGTATCTGATCGGGCTTCAATATGAAAAATATATGAACCTGATTGTCAAGAAATTAAAAACCCTTGTGGAAGTCGAAGACAAATCCAGTATAAGGACAAAGACCGCGGAAGAATGGGTAAAAGCGCGATACGTTGAATCGTGCCACTATCCGCAAACCGACATGAATTTTGATCTTCACGCACTAGACGGGCAAGGCCACGAAGGCCGGTACGGCCTGGATCGCGACGGAAAAGAAATTCACAACGGCGACATTAAATACTTCCGTTACTGGTACGACGGCCGGGTATATCGCGGCCGGGTATATTACGATCTCAACATGAACTGGATTGTTATTTTGAACAGAAAGGACACACGCGTCATTTCTTGTTGGGAACTGTTCGATCTTACGCCGGAAGACAATCTTCACCGAATGAAGGATCCGACGCGATCAGAAGGTTATAAAAAGTATATGGCCCACCTGGAAAAACTGGAAGCCGAAAAGACAAAGGATCTTGT